GCCTTTGCCTTTCTCCAGCACGCCGGACACCCACGGCAGGTACTCAGGCAGCAGCTGACGCTTCATTTCCGCCTTGCGCTCGTTAGAGTGCACTTTCTTCAGGCGGCGCTTGTCGTCGTTGAGCTTAATGAGCATCTGCTCATAGCCGCTGGCGTGGCGCAGCGGGTTGTCGGCGTTCTGCGAGGCTTCGATAGCCTGCTGGCGCATGCGGTGACGTCGGGCAGGGCTTAACATGCGTTACGCCTCCGGGGTTTCTGCTGCCGGGGTTTCTGCAGCCGCGCTGAACTCACCGACTTCGATGTTTTCAACCAGGCAACCGGCCGCGTAATCCTCGATCACGTAGTCCTCGTTGATGGACTCATAGTTCTCGATGCGGTCGCGCTTCGGCACTTCGTCAATCAGACGGCGGTGCGTGCCTTCCTGCCAGTAAATCGACAGGTTATCGGTGCGGGTGATAAACATCGCGTCGGCCGGGAAGTAAGGCACGCGCACCGCTGGCAGGCCGCCGATGCGTTTCTGACTGATAATGACGTCAGCGGCCAGCTGCTCGGTATTGGCCTGCGACTGGTTGACGATCGGGAAGTATTTATCAGCCAGCAGCTGACGGCCCACGATAACAACCAGCTCCGGGTCTTCCTGATACCACGGCTCGATCAGGGTGTTGGTGGCATCCATCACCAGCGCATCAAGGTTGGCGTAATCACCGTTTTTGCCGACGCGGATTTTTTCAGAGACGACGGTGCCGTCTTCCTCGGTGATTTTGCTCATCACGCGCGCCGGTGCATCGTTGCGGTACTTCTGCAGCCAGCCCACGGCCACGTCCTGCAGCATAGGGTTCTTGGCGCGGTTCGAGGTTTTGGCGCGGGTCACGCCGTTGAAGCCGATCATGATGCGGTCAAGCGCCTGGCGCTTCACGATGGCGTCACGCAGACGGGCCTGAAAATCTTCATAACGCGCCCACAGGTCGAGCGTGTTATAGCGGATATGAAAGTCGTAATTGACCTGCACACATTCGTAACCCTGCTTATCCAGCGCGGCAAAATCAGCAGTTTCGCGCTCATCGCCGCCTGCCGTGTCGGTCACGCTGGCAATCGAGCCGGATACGCCGATCCCGATCTTCTCGCCCTTCATTTCGGACACCGGCACGATGTTGATGCGCGTCAGGAAGTCGGAAGACTCCTGCACGCGGTTCATCAGGGTCTGCGTGACCGTCGGCTCAACGGTAAATTTCTTGTTCATGTCGTCGGTTTCGACGCCGTTCAACTCGGCAAGGCGGGTCATGAACTGGTTAAACTTAAAGCGGGTATTCTTGCGCATTGGCGTTCCTGTTTATCTCTGTGTTGGGTTTTAACGTTCAGGCAACGCCTGATTAGCAGTCGGTCTGCGCGCCGGACTTCGGATCGCTGCCGGTTGCCGCCGGGCGGCGGGTAAAGCTGCCGTCGGTCTGCGAAAGCTGGCCCTGCAGCGCAGCGAAAGCGGCGCGGTCTTCCCCGGCCTGCAGCTCGATAGCCTCCAGACGTGCAGTGACGGACTGCTCCAGTGCCGACAGCACCTGCGTCTGGCTCTCTGCATTCAGCTGCACCTGCTCAGCGACGGCCGTTACCGCCGCGCTGACGTCGGCGAACTGCTCACCATCGGTTTTCTTTTTGGCAGAGAACATCGCCGAGATGCGCGCCAGCAGGGACGGTGACGGCTCCGCCACTTCTTCAAACTCGATCACCGTTTCTTCGGCGGCGGTAAAGAGGTTGTCTTTGTCCTGCTTGCGGGATGCCAGCGGATTAACTCTGGCCGTGGCGCTAAAGCTCAGAATCTCCGTGCCGAGGCTTGCCGGGTCGTCGGTGACGGCCAGGCCAACCAGATACGCCTCGCCCGTGTCGGCGAACTCAGGGTTAACTTCAATGGAGGTGTAGATTTTCTGACGTGCTTTGGTCAGCTCAACCAGCTCAGGGGTCGGATCAATCCAGCCGAACAGCGCCAGCTTGCCCTTGAGCGGGCCGTCGCCGATTTCTTCAGCCTCGACGGCGGTCACGTCGCCAAAGCGGCGGAAAGTGCTGTCAGCGGCATAGCCCCGGATGTGTTCCATGTTGATGCGTGCGCCGTACATTTCTAGGCTGTAGTTTTTCGCCATCTGCGAAATCCAGTCACGGGAAATGACACGGCCGTCAGTGGTTGCGCCTTCAACTGCGATACGAAAACGCTTTGCTTTGATTGCTGCCATTAATCAGGCTCCGGTCAGGTGTTGGGTCGGTTCGGGGCCAGTTTCCCCGTCGCCACACAATCCCTCAACGAATGCCAGCCCGCTGGTACATCAGCAAACACGGACAGCAGGCGCGCCATTTTCGGCACCGGTAGCCTTGCCGGTATGAAAACGACACCGACAACCATCATCAGCGATCCGCGCCGTCAGGCCGCGCTGCTTTACTGGCAGGGTTATTCCGTGCGCCAGATTGCGGAGACGCTCGGACAGAAAACGCCAACCGTGCAGAGCTGGAAGCTGCGCGACGCGTGGGACGACGTTGCGCCCATCAGTCGCGTTGAATCCAGCATGGAAGCCCGGCTGATCCAGCTCATCATGAAAGAGGTAAAGGGGAATGGTGATTACAAAGAGATAGACGCGCTCGGCCGTCAGATTGAGCGCCTTGCCCGCGTTGAGCGCTACCGCAGCAGCGGCAACGAGGCCGACTTAAACCCCAACGTGCGCAACCGTAACAAAGGCGAGCGCCAGCCGGTTGTTAAAAATGAGTTCAGCGACGAGCAGACAGACAAGCTGACCCGCTATTTTATGGATAACTGCTTTGAATATCAGCTCAACTGGCATAAAGCCGGGCTGACTCACCGCATCCGCAATATCCTGAAGTCGCGCCAGATTGGCGCAACGTTCTACTTTGCCCGCGAGGCGCTGATCGATGCGCTGACCACCGGCCGCAACCAGATATTTCTTTCAGCCAGTAAGGCGCAGGCGCACGTCTTTAAAAACTACATCATCGACTTTGCCCGCCAGGCTGACGTTGACCTGAAAGGCGATCCCATCGTGCTGCCGAATGGCGCGCGCCTGATATTCCTCGGCACCAACGTGCGTACCGCGCAGAGCTACACCGGCAACCTCTATCTGGATGAATATTTCTGGATCCCGAAATTCCAGGAGCTGCGCAAAGTTGCCAGCGGCATGTCGCTGCACAAGAAGTGGCGCACGACCTACTTTTCCACGCCGTCGGCCCTGTCGCACAGCGCCTATCCGTTCTGGTCAGGCGAGCTGTTTAACAAAGGGCGACGCAGCAAAGATGATCGCATCGAGATAGACCTGTCGCATTCTCACCTGGCGAAAGGCGCGCTGTGCGGTGACGGACAGTGGCGGCAGATTGTCACGGTTGAGGATGCGCTGACCGGCGGCTGCAACCTGTTCGACATTGACCAGCTGCAGCTTGAATACAGCCCGGCGGAATATCAGAACCTGCTGATGTGTGAGTTTGTCGACGACGAGGCAAGCGTGTTCCCGTTCGCCGAGCTGCAGAGCTGCATGATCGACAGCCTGGAGGAGTGGGAGGACTTTAACCCCTATCTGCCGCGCCCGTTTGCTTACCGGCCGGTCTGGATCGGTTATGACCCGTCGCATACCGGCGACAGCGCAGGCTGTGCGGTTATCGCGCCGCCGCTCGTTGCGGGCGGTAAATTCCGCGTGCTGGAGCGTCACCAGTGGCGGGGCATGGACTTTGCCGCGCAGGCGAAATCAATTGAGGACTTAACGAAAAAATACACCGTGGAATATATCGGCGTGGATGCAACCGGCATCGGCCAGGGCGTTTTCCAGCTGGTACGCCAGTTTTACCCGGCCGCGCGCGAGATCAAATACTCGCCGGAAGTGAAAACCGCAATGGTACTCAAGGCGAAAGACACCATCAGCAGCGGGCGGCTTGAGTATGACGCCGGGGCGACGGATATCACGCAGTCTTTTATGGCTATCCGCAAAACCATGACGGCCAGCGGCAACCGCTCAACCTATGAGGCGAGCCGCAGCGAAGAGGCCAGCCACGCCGACGTCGCCTGGGCCATCATGCACGCACTGTTAAACGAACCGCTTACCGCAGCCAGCGGCGGCGCTAATCCCTCAATTCTGGAATTTTACTGATGAGCAAACGCAGAGGCCGCAAGGCTCACTCCACCAACGCGCAGCCAGTACAGGCAACCGCACCGCAGCAGCACGCCGAGGCGTTTACATTTGGCGATCCTACGCCGGTCATGGATAAGCGCGACATTCTGGATTACGCCGAGTGCATCGGTAACGGGCGCTGGTTTGAGCCGCCGGTCAGCTTTAGCGGGCTGGCGAAAAGCCTGCGCTCGGCCGTGCATCACAGCTCGCCGATTTACGTGAAGCGCAACATTCTGGCCTCAACGTTTATTCCTCACCCGATGATGAGTCAGCAGGAGTTCAGTAAATTTGCGCTAGATTATCTGGTCTTCGGCAACGCCTTTGCCGAGCTGCGCCGTAACAGCCTGGGTAAGCCGCTGCGCCTTGAAACCACCCCAGCCAAATTCACCCGCAGGGGCGTGAAAGATGGCGTTTACTGGTTTGTGAATGACTGGAAAGAGCCGCATGAATTTTCGGCCGGCAGCGTGTTTCACCTGCTGGAGCCGGATATCAATCAGGAGCTTTACGGCCTGCCGGAATACCTCAGCGCCCTTAACTCCGCCTGGCTGAATGAGGCGGCAACGCTGTTCCGCCGCAAGTATTACCAGAACGGCGCGCACGCCGGTTACATCCTGTATATGACCGACGCGGCGCAGAGCAGCAGCGACGTTGACCGGATGCGCCAGGCGATGCGCGACACGAAAGGGCTGGGTAACTTCCGCAACCTGTTTATGTACGCGCCAAACGGAAAGCCGGACGGCATCAAGATTCTGCCGCTTAGCGAGGTCGCGACGAAAGACGATTTCTTTAACATCAAGAAGGCCAGCCGCGATGACCTGCTAAGCGCGCACCGCGTGCCGCCGCAGATGATGGGGATTATCCCGGACAACTCCGGGGGATTTGGGGATGCGGTGAAGGCAGCGCAGGTGTTTGTGCGAAATGAACTGACGCCGCTTCAAGAGAGGATGAAGGAAATGAATGCATGGATAGGGGAACATGTAATCTCATTTAGTGACTATATACTTTAAAGATGTAGAGGCAGTATTATTTGCTGCCTCATAAAATAAATATTTATAAATATTGATACTGTATCCGTCCATCTTCGAATCTTTCAATTACCTGTCCAAATCTAATTTCTGCTCCTTTCTTTATTAAAACATCACCAACAATCTTGAGGTATTCTAAATCATCAGGAGGAGGCAAAAGTGAAAGTATCTCCTCACCAATGGTTGTGACAATTTTAGCGGGCAGTAAAATCTCGGAACTCACGCTGCCTCTCTTTATTTCTAGCACATGCTCCCCTTGAAAGAAATGCTCCTCATGAACATCTAAAGATGTAAACAATTTAAGATGCATGTCACTCTCATGGAGCACACCTAAGCCACTTAGGTCTAACATTTCGGCTACATTTATACTTCTATTTTTCCGCTTCCAATCCAAATCATCAAATGGCAAGCACGATATGCCGTTGAAAGTGATTATTAACGGACTAACCTTCTGTATAATTTTAGCATCCGCCTGACTCAACGTTCTAACAAAATCGATTGTTCTTAATGAGTAAGTCCCTGGCTCTTTTACTTCCCCTGCTAATATCCTCCCCCATAGCTGCTGCATTGAGTCCGAAGTAATATTCTCAGCATTGTTAAAAAAACTTGTAATCCAATCTTCATCGACCGCCTTTTCTGACACTAATTCTTCTGATATTAACTCACGAGCTGCATACGTAGTTACTTTTTCAAGATTGCCCTGTTTTTTCCTGTTTAAATAATCCAATCGACTTTCAATGTTCTCCTCTTGGGAAACCTCATTGAAATTAAGGGTGCCATCCTCAGGCCTCTGCCACATTTCAATATCACCTTTTTTATAAATGATAGGAAGTCCACTTTCGTCAGCTGCTTTTTTAAGTGCTGCAGAGATCATTTGTATCTCTTCGACTTTAGCTTCAGCCTCTTTACGGATTAAATATGGCTTTGATACAGCTCCCACACCAGAAGATACGACCTCAATTAATTTCGTTAAAGGTTTACTCAAACCTGCAAGGTCTTTTATGTCCATAATTCCACCTAAAGAGCGCTTATTGAATAAAGTTTATAGTTAATATGCTATAGGTCATTTCACGTAAATTTTTAAGATGATCATGGTTGCGCAATATAATCTTACATGCTTTATGCACCAGATCAGAGCAACCATCTTGTAAGGGCCAGAGAGCACTTTTGCATATTTAAAACTATAACTCGGCATTTTCAAAAAGGACAATCTATCCAATGCATTAAGACGCTTCAAGTCCACGCTTTGTCAGGATCACTGCGTGCAACCCCCATGTATTAGAAGCAATCATGCACGTCAGCCCACGAGAGGCATGTGCATCTTCTGTATACATGTTTAAGACCTTGCGCGCAATGCTATCCCCGCCACGCCTACCCGCTTTATGCATCGCTTTTCATGCAGGTGCATGTGTTACCTCTGAACGCGCCAGCACCGGCCTCACACATGCTTAGCGATCCAATTTGGATCATGCGGATTCATGCAAGCATATGCACTTTGATGCAGAAGCAAAAGCCACCTGAAAGGTGGCTAGTGAACGGTAGGGAAGGGGCAATTAATCATTCAGCCTGGCGGTATATGGCAGCTTCGAAAACAGATGTGTCGATTGTCCCTGCCATGTCGCTGATCATCGACAGTGCCATTTTTAATTCATCTTCTTTGCAGTGTGCGATCAGTGATACGTCAGCAATGAACTGGATGCGTGCAACCGTCTCGCTTAGATTATCTATTTCCATCAAATGATTAACTCCTTTTAGTCAAAATGCACTGTATGTATAAACAGTATCATGACGTTTTGGAATCGTAAAGAATCGTGCGGCTCAGATTAGTCCGACTGCCGTTTTATTAATCAGGCACAGGTATGCCGCTTTTTTTCGCAAGAGCATTAAATCTTTTTAAGGGAGTAGGATTCTTGTTCCGTCTATGGAACAGATAGCCGCTTGTACCGCTCCAGTAAGAAAGCTCCCCAACCTTGATTGTATAGCCTTTAATCATGCGCACAGCTTCGCCGTCGGATAGTGTTAACCTGGAGATCTCGAAGAAACTCTTTTTCAACGCCTCCCGTTCTGTGCAATGACTCACTTCAGGTAGGTATTTGTCCGGCTCAGGTTGCTCCGGCGCTGGCTTTTCTCTTAATCGCTTAATAATCCTTCTTCGCTCGGCGCGAGTAAGGGGCTTTGTGAAATCGATAGTGGTTTCAGAGCCTGTCGGCTCCGTACAGTTATTGACAGAACTCCGAGAGGACACGGACGCGTCCTTAAATTCCAAACCCAAATCAACGGCACGTTTCGGAACAATCTTCCACTGCATCAGGCGGGTTAAGATCGGCGTGTCGTCGCCAACTTCAGTTGCGTAAACGCCCTTGATGCGCACGGTTTCCTCACCGTATTCATTAAAGTCTTCGCTTGCCTGATACCAGGTGCGCACAGCCAGCTCGTCGCGGCGCACGAACGGGCCTCCCTGCGCGTTAACGTATCCGGCCCAGTCTCCTGCGTCGGCTGCGTCATGCGCGGCAGCAAACTCAACGCTCAGGCCGTGCGCGGTTTCGCTGTCTGCCATGCGGCGCAGCTCGCGGTAAACCGTGACCGGCGCACCGCCCACAAACTGAAATTGGCGGATGTGCCAGCGTGCCGCCCAGGCAGAAACGGCCGAGGCGGTTTCTTTCAGATCTTTGCCGCTCTCGTCATCTTTCTCGCCATCCAGTGCATAACCATCAATATTTTTGGAAATGTATTTAGCTATGTAACCCGTTGCGCTGCCTTTATTCGGGTCGATAGCCTCGGCGTGAAAACGAGCCTTACGGGCCTTGTCAGTTGTCAGCTCGCTGCCGTCTTCCTGCCGGGCATAGTCGCGCATAATCTCACGCACGCGCTCAGCCTGCTCCGGGCGCATAAACATGAGCATGTGCCAGTGCGGGGTCGCATCATGATGAGGCTCAGCAACTCGGATCCCGAAGATGCGGATTTCTTCGCGGTGCAGCTTGGCGCGGATTTTCTGCCAGACGCTGCAGAGATAACGCTGCGTGTCGGCCGGGCTGGCACCGTTCCATTTGCGGTTACGATGCCCGGTTTTGATTGTGGCGTGATAGCGAGCCGGGGCGGTCAGGGTGTAGAACTCGCCGATAAAGCCCATTTCGTTGCAGATGTTTTCGAAGCCACGAATGCGGGTCATCAGCTCGCAGCGGCGGATCGCCGGGTTAGCCACGCTGCCGTCGTATTTCTCGATGAGGCTGATGCGGTTGCCTTCCTCGTCTTCCAGCTCCATTCCCTTTAAAAACTCACGGGTGCGGCGCTTCTGCTCGCGCCACTCTGAAACGGTCATACTGCTGGCATAGGGGGTATGCTTTTTGCTGACGTTAGCCAGGGCAATCTGAAGGTGCTCACGCCATGATGCGGCCACGCGGCGCAGTCGGCCTTTCCACCATTTTTCCGTCTGCATACGCATGATCGCCGGGGTAACTTCCTCCGGGTCAAACAGCCGGGACGTGACTTTATCCCATAATGGCGGCATCTGGTTCAGCTCGCGGGTAATAGTGGCGGCAGTCATGTAAACGCGGTGCATGTATTTGTAATCTGACTCGGCGCTGGCCTGCGCGTGTGCCTGTACCAGCTCGGCGAGGATGAAATTAGCAACATCCCCGGCCAGTAGATCGACATCGGCGCGCGCCATGTCAGGCAGGCGGTTAAAGCGGCGCATCAGCTCCCATAGCTGACCACCTGCACTGGCCGCGCCAGCTCCTTTCGCGGAGTTTCCGGCCAGCAGGTTAAAAGTGCCGTGACTCATATCACCTAGGCGATATTGAGCATTAACGGTTTCAGCGCGTGGCAATGTGCGCTCAACAAATGTTTTTGTTAAGTACGCATTGGCGCGAGCTGTTCCCTGCGTTTTTTCCAGATCACTGACACTGTGTTTTACGTCGAGCTGTATCAGAGTCGGCTGCTTTTCGAGTAGTTCCTGCGCACGTACTAAAGCCGCAATCATCTGACTGCGGCTGTGCGTTTCCTCATAGGTAGGGTACGGGCTGGCAATGGCTTCCCGTGGAGCATTCCACGGGTAAGCGTATGCTTGCGGCATATCAGAAATGGTATTAGTTTCTTCGCTAATATTAAAAAGGGAGGCATCCAATGGAACCGGAATCATCTACTCAACGCCCTTATTACGCCGAAAATATTCATTTTCTGGATGGCGTGAGAGCACCTCTACGCGCTGTAAGACTTTTATCAGCGCACGACATGTATGCTGCTTGCGACGCGTTTTTGGGTCAGACACAAAACTACCGACCAGAGCGCTGGCTTGGCTCAAAATCCAGTCGAGACGATCTTGTTCGTCTTTTCGTATGGAGTTTTGGAGCAGAGTGGCTACCTCACGGAGAATGGAAAGGCTCAGTTCAGCGCGCATTGAATAGCGTGCGCCAACAGCTAATGAGCAACCGTAGACACGAATTCGATGAGTGGGACGATTGGGAATCTCTACAGTCAGATATTCACATTTCGCTTCAAGCGACTCGCAAGACTGTTGAGTTTTTCTGCGCGGGCGACCCGCGATTTCTGCCAATGCCGACAGACTTGTTTTTAGTCCCTGATCACTTCGGGAAATTTCTTTGCTCACTTGTTGCCGGCACTGTGAGTCCGGCATGGATCGCAACGGTTGACAGCGAAATGACACCGGGATGCCGTAATGGGCTGCATCCGATTTATGCTGAACGTGAGATTTAGAATTGCTCATGCCGCACCGCCTTTGCGTGAATTGCCGAATCTTTCTTCGATGTCTTGGCAGTTAACGCAGCGTGTAACTCCATAAATGGCGCGGCGACGTTTTTCAGGGATAGGAGCGTTGCAGTCTTCACAGAAAAATGCAGATACACCGACAGGGCGATTAGTGATTAACGCAATGTTGCGAGCCAACATTTCGTCAGTGCGCTGCTGTACGATGTCCATTGAGTCAGCCATTAGTGCGCCTCCTCAATATGAGCTTGGATTTTTTCCGCTTCCTGATTAAGCAGCTCGGCTGCTTCGACACAAGTTAATTCTTCCCGGCGAATTTTCGAGGCCAGGATGTTAAGGCGGGATATCATGAGGTCAGCACGACCGCGGCGTTCCTCGCGACGCGCATCATTCAGCATCATATCGAGTTCAATATATGAAGCAGGTTTACTGGTACCTGATGATTTATTCAGCATGTAATTTTCCTTTCTTCATGTAAAGCGAATCCCGGCGGGTTTACGCCAATTAATTGCTTTGAGTTATTTAGCTTAAAAGAGTCATTCGTTTGGGAAACAAACTCACAACGGCTTTCAGGTGGTTCATTGCGCGAATCAGTGCGTTTCTTTCTTCATTAGTGAGATCAGTAAAATCGGCTGAGTGCCGATCTTTGCCGATATTCGCCAGGAAAAAGATAGCGCTTAATGCTCGTTTGTTATCCTGATAATTGTTGTCAGTCACATCGCGCATTTCATCAATAAAACGGGCTACATCTTTTTCGCAATTACCACCCATCAGTTGCGCACGGAGTAGAGCGACATGATTCAGTGCTGCAACGCGTTGACCGGCTGTCAGTTCGACCAACATGGAATCGCCTTCGATAGCCATGATTTGCCTCTCTTAGGGAATGCATGTGCTTTTAATTCTGAAGATAATGGCGTTACTGGATTCCAGCGCTTACCGTTTTCTCCCATGATCCAGCCGTGTCCGTATGACATGGATGGGCTTTGGCGTTTAAGCCTTGCTGCAAATGAGATCATGATTACCCCTCAACTCATGCCAAATGATGCACCGATGCCGCTGATAGCATCGACAGTTGAGGACAGAGCAGGGTTAGCCTGAATACGCGCCTGTACTGCCATTGCAGCCAGTGTTAAGCAGCGAATACCGCTATTAACGTTTTGCAGAAGGCCACGTTTACAGTTAGCTGTCATAGGTTCTTTAGAGGTTGCCCCAGCTGCTAACTGGCCTACTTCTGCGGTGGCTTTCATGACATACAGGGGGAATTTTTCATCTGCGACTTCGTTTACCGGCACACAGGGGAGGCACTGGATTTGCGCCAGCAGGCCATCAACTAACGTTGCATCCTCAGTGACATCGGTAAGAGCTAAAACCTCTAAGACGGTAAGCTGATGCGGCTGGTCTGGATTCAGCTTATTACGCAGAGTTTGCGCACGCATCCCGGACTGCTTAGCTACATCTTCCATATTGTGAGCTAACGCGAATTTACGACAGGCATCGTCGTAATGGGTATGGGTAGAAACCTTGAAATCAAACATGCTCAGATCCTTCTTAACTTGCAAAATCAAGTTATGGTTTGATGTAGCGGCATTTGATTGCCTGCTGGCGGTTCTTTTCACGCCATGCAGCGACATTGATAAGCGGGTTACCATGTTTGGTCATGGTGGTTTCTACCACTTCGCCTGTCTTACGATTGGTACGGTTCTGCGTATAGGTGAAAGATGGGGTAGGGGCGAGCAGCACAACCCCGTTAGCAATCCATTTCTCCAGCACTGACAGGCTAATGCGGTTAGCTGCAGCAAAGTCCTGTTTGGACATTGTTGGGGATGTGGCGAGCGTGACGGCTTTGTTTACGGCGTCGTTTACCGCTTCGCTGATGGCTGGCATCAAAATCGCTGCGACATTGGCAATAAAATCTTGAGATTGCACTAAGTCAAATGCGTTCTGACTGTTTGCATTTTCAGTATGCATAACGCAGTATCTCCTGTTAGTTAAACGTGTTCTATGGTGTTGTATGTGGTGTGCTAACATTTTAGATCCGTTTTTCTTATCTGTAAATAAGAAAATCAAACCTAAGGGTTATGGATGCGAATTGAAAAAGCTGTTGGGTCTGAAGTTTTGGAGCGAATGCTTTCTGCTTACGGCTTTAGTATGCAAAAGGAGCTGGCCGAGCATCTGGGAATAGCTAAAAGCAATGTTGCCGGCTGGGTGCAGCGCGGGCAGGTTCCAGGTAATGCTATCGTGCAGTGTGCTTTGGATACTGGCGCTGATCTTAATTGGTTAGTGACAGGTGAACTTGAAAAAGCAAACTCACTACATGAACTGTCAAACCTAACCGGTAAGGCTGTTTACGATGAAGTTATGGCGAATGGTGGCAAACCTGTGCTTCGCCGTATCCTTGATGCATATGGATTCACACTGCAAAAGCAACTCTGTGAATTATTAAATATTTCATCTGGCACGGTCAGCACTTGGGTAAGAAGGAATTATTTTCCTGGTGATGTAGTTGTGGCGTGTGCGCTTGATACAGGTGTTGATCTGCAATGGCTGGCTATAGGGAAGGGTAAGCAGCGAAAAGAAGTTTCTAAAAAATCCGGAAATGAATTAATTCCTCGTAAAAATCTTGTGACAGGTACTTTGCATGACTCTGGAATGTGGGAAGTTAACTTACAATTCATCCCACATGACGTTGCGGAACCTATGTTCATTTCGAGCAGCAATGCTGCCTGGATCGTTGACATGAATATTGGTGAGATTAGCAACGGGCGTTGGCTGCTGGGAATTGACGATAAATACGATGTTTATGACGTTGCCCTGTTGCCGGGCCGTAAAATTAGCGTCACAAACAAGGGAACAAACTTTACTTGCGGCGCAGAAGAGGTGAAAACTGCGGGAAAGGTGGTTTTAACAATGGATTACAATTTCTAATAAGGATTCTTAATGGATAAGATATATGTGTTTTTTTATATGGTCTTAGGTATATGGTCTATATGCAGTATATGTTTAAAAAAGCAAATTTTTGCTAAAAAATTTTTTAAATCTATCTTCTCTGCTTTATATTTCTTAACCGCCTGCGGTCTGGCTATTGAACCCTCAAATTCAGCTCTAGCATCATTTTTTATGCTGGTTCTAGGCGCGACGGTTGTATGGTTCTGTAACCGTAAATATGAAGAGAAAGAGAATGTTAATAAGGATGTTATTAGTGATTATAAGAATGCGGAAAGGAATTTTGGGTTGGGAGAAGGTTATGAGGTTAAATATAAATCCAGCTCAAATAATTACGCCAAAGATAAAGACTTAGCATTAAAAGAAATTGCCTTTGCATAGTTAAATAGTAAAGACGAAAATAGTTTTCGTGATGTTGATGTTAAAGGTTTCGACGGACATTACATAAAATGATATTGTCACTCTCCCAGTAAATTTAAGACATTTAGGATCGATAGAATTGAAGGTGAAATCATCATGAGAGAAACAGGTGAATCTCTAGAGCCTTATGAATGGGGGGCACTAATTGAAAAATGAAAGACTTATTTTAAATAAAGGAGAATGATAAATGTATGATGAATTTTATCAAGAAAAGCTTCCGTGCGGTGGTAAGCTTAAAGTCAGTAAAAAAACATGGGAAATCGAGTATTACTATCCTGGATTGGATGGGAGATATAGTGGTGCTTTTTTTACTATTTATTCGAATGAGATTGATTCCTTTACTCAATCGCTAATCAACAATTTCGTTGAGTATATCGACCTTAAAGGAAAGATTCCTGCGGGTGGTGACTACCAAAAACCTGGCGAGAAGGGAATGATGATCGCAGTAGGACGTCTATTTGAAGGGGTATCAATACATGGATTCAATGATTTTATTAGTATTGATGAGCAACTTAAAAACCGAATAAATAGTTTTGAAATCGCAAAGAAACGTGCGTTAAAGATACAATACGCACTAGCAGCGATTTAAATATTTTAATTAAGTGGATTGCATATAAAAGAGGTGAGGGATGAAAAGGGATATACCTGTTTTTGTTAAAGTATTTAATGAAGTTAAATTTCGTGATGAGTTTATTAATGGCTCGTTATACATGAATACACTAAAATACTTTAGGGGATTAAAAGAGGATAAGAAAAATAATATCGCTGATAAACACGAAGGGGCATACAGAGTTAATCAGCCTACTGAACTAAAACTAACTGTAAATGGCAAGCCAATAGACTCGAAAAATATAATTGGCCCTGTAATATTTAGCATGAAATGGATGGAGCAGATTAATGTTTTTTGTATGACTTTTTTGCATTCGCATGGCATTTTAAATAAAGAAGTATTTAATGATAATGAGTATGAGTTGCTGAAATCATATTACAAATTACCTGATGAGTCTTATAATTTAGGTGATTATGCCGTTGTTATTATAAATGTTCAGGAGTTCTTAAAGAGAGTTGAACTAGCTTTGACACGATTGATTGATGCTAATCAAGTCGAAGATTATGATTTTAAGCCTGTTGATTATTATGATGAAAGCGCCGTTTCATTTTCAATAGATGAATTTTCGCTTGAGAGCGCATTTAAGAAAAACAGCAAATATTCGCATCAATCAGAATTCAGGATCGCAGTTTTGCGTGAAAACTCCGAATGTAAAGAATTTAGACTTGAAGTTGGAAGTTTAGAAGATATTGTATACATCTGTAATACACAAGAAATCAATGACAAATTGAAGGTTACAGCTAAAAAAATCTGACACACTAGAGCTAAGAGAATTTAGAATTCATAATGTCAGTTGATAGACTTGAAAAGCGATAGGGTAATTATTGTTGAAGCATAGTTTCTACCTTAAGCGCCACCTTATCGCCACTTTGGTTAATAACTTATTGATTTTAAATAGGTTGCATGGTATTCGGTCTTTTTTTAGCGTGTTGATTTGTATAGCATTTTTAATGATGGTAACGAAATTTCCCGAAAAATTCCCGAAATCACCATATCCAATCTAAACCATCACATATTCCTGACCGCGTGAATCGAGGTACTTTTTAGTCATAGAAAGGTTTTTATGACCGAGTAGTCGTTGCGCAAAATCCTCTCCATTCTCCACCTCATATAGTCGGCTGGCAAGGCTTCTTATCTCATGAAACGTTGGTGGGTTAGGGCCAAATTTAATTCCGCTCATTTCACGCGCTTCTGCAAATGCACCTGTGAGCGCATCTGGTGAAACCGCTCCAGGCTTTCTGCGACCGCGACGGACTGATGAGTAAATCAGGCTGTCTGATGGATTACCCTTCCGGCACTCTTCTATTACAGCTTCAAGCGTAAGTCCCGTTTCTTTCAGCTTAAGGCTAAGTGGAACTGCCAGCTTATAATGTTACGGAAGCAAGAAACTCTCGCCTCATTAATTCATTTGGCAAACCTTCTAACATGCAACCACTGGCCCACTGCAAAAGCTGTTCATCTGAATACTCTGGCTCGACGGTCAGCGCCGTCTGCTGATTGCTTATGAGCCGCTTGAATGTGTTGAGAAAGGAAAAAATATCACCTCCTTGGTTTTGCTAAGGTAAACATAGTATTGCCATCACCACGGACTATATTATTTGATAGCAATATATCCGAGGGGATAAAGAGGCTCTCAATGTCAGACAACTAGCGCATCACCGTCACCTTAAATCCGGTGAAATGCATTAAGGCCTGATGAGCAGGTCTCAGCCGGAGATGATGAATGGCTTTATCGGTATTGCTCAGGAAAATAGTGCTTGGGTATACCTCGCGCCGGATGACGTGCTCAAGATAGAGTACGTTCCAGAGCAAAAAGAGTAAGATGAACTCCACCACATAGGAGTAGGTCGCAATGAAGTTAAGGACAAAATTTGAGGATTACATGGAAGTCGAGTTTACAGCGTTAGTAGCGGAAATTTTCAGTGCCCAAGGTGGTGAAAAGTACCAAGACGAATTGCTGGAGAATTTTATTGCTGTCAGTGAGCATCCAGAGGGTTCAGACCTGATTTACTACAATTTTGACGACGACCTGAATCCCGAGAAGGTTGTTACGACAGTGAGAGAGTGGCGCAAAGGTCAGGGACTGGCCGATTTCAAGGCGTAGTCATCACAAGGCGCATTTGCGAGTGCGCCTGATGATGCATCGCCAAATTGTGGGAATCATTCAATGATAGTTATTTACGCGCACAGTTCAGACACCATTTAACTCATGTTGTGAAAGCATCTTACATGCCAGGAACGAATGGAAACCATGTAATCGTTGTTGATAGGGTTGGTGAGTCAATCACACAAATATTTGGTGGTACAGACGAGAAATTTATCGACCTTTACCACATGGATGAGTACAGAACGTTTTAGCAAGCCGCCCACGGGCGGTTTTTTATTGGAGTAAATATGGCGATACCAGATTGGTGGGCCATTGAGTCGGCTTACCGTGCTTTGATAACTCACTGGACTGGGTTATGATTTGTAAGTCAGGTGCGCGAGATGGCCGAGCGAAAGCTCTGACGGGACAAAGCGTGACATGAGCTACATCAGGCAGTGGTGCACGTGGCCGATACTGCATGAACGTGGGTTCGAATCCCACCCTGATAAATGACCGCCCACGGGCGGGTTTTTCTTGGAGTGGGTATAGTAAAATCGCGTTAGGGGCCCTGTCTAACCAGCCTGCCCCTCTCAGGTCAACAGCAAGTGCTGGTTGATGAATGGGATTGTAGTCTGATAGTGATATCCAGTGACTTAGGCGAGACCTTTATTCCGCGCTTTTTATGATAACGCATCAAGACCTTGTTCGATAAAGAGTGGGTCCACGGTGTAGGACGGAAAGCCTTTTGTTCACACACCATGCCATGAGAGTTCAGGAAATTAAGTAACTCGTGCGTTCCCCCTTTACGAAATAGGTGTGAAACAAATTTAACGCGATCATATCCCTTTTTTTGTAGTTCTATCAGTGTGCTCTGCAGCTCTTCATAGATTTCAAATACAGCGTTTTTGCCAACTGGACAGTTTTTAAATCGCATATGAATAGTCGCTGGCTTTGAACCGTGGCTGGCAACACTATACAGATGAAAGTAAATAGTTCTGCTCCTGATGTGTAGCCACTTGAACACCAGAATCCCCGCCAACAAGATAAGTATCAATTGAACGTAAATCATAATGCCTCCTTTATTTCCATATCGGTAGGCTGCAAGAAAACTTTAAGGTGAAATATGGCGACCAAAGCTAAAACTGGCTGCCCTTTTGATTATCTACCAGAGGTAGCTGCTGGCATCTGTTCATTGCTTGTCGATAATGAAAGCTTGCGCAAAGTCTGTGAACGTCCAGGGATGCCTGCAAAGGCGACTGTATTTCACTGGCTGGCACAATATCAAGAGTTTAGAGACCAATACGCGAAAGCCACCGAGACCCGCGGCGACGCAATTTTCGAGGAGATGTTCGACATAGCCGACAGTGTTGCCGAAGAGGCCGCAGCGGTAAGTAAAGTACTACTGCGCATCGACACCCGTAAGTGGGCATTAGCCCACATGAACCCGAAGAAATATGGTGACAAGGTGAGCCAAGAAATCGACCACAAGTCTTCGGATGGGAGTATGGCTACTAAACCTACGACGATTCGCCTGGTATGAGTTGACCCAGCAGATGGAAAGCCAAGTTGATCTCCAAATTCCCGCCAAGTTAGTTCCTGTCTTTGCAACACCAGACATACGATATCGCGTCGCGCATGGTGGTTGTGGATCTGCAAAAACCAGAACGTTTGCGCTTATGAGCGCAGTAAAGGCGTATGAGACAGCAGAAAGCGGCAGAAGCGGTGTAATCCTTTGACGTGCTCCCCGTCATTGAGGATAAGCACAACCACTGCTGGGATGCCGCACGCTATGGCCTCGACGGTTACATCAAGCACAAACAGACCGGCGCAGTCTTCTTCTGAGTAGCTAATCAGTGAGTGAACAAAGCAACGAGGTCACATTCCTCGTTAACGCCCTTGCTGATGCTATGGGCCGACAGCGCATGCTGTACGCTGGTCATCATGGCAACACCAAGCGAACGAAGCTCTACTAAGAGTTTGGTTATCCAAACGAACTGGATTTTGACCGTTACTACCGCGACTATGAGCACAACCCTGTTTTATTCTTTCCTGCTCAGCTGCACTCTGTGTCGCCATTTTTCTTTGCCATTAACGCCAGCGGATTGCAGCATATTGCATCCAAAGATGGTCGTGCGCGAAGTGCATATAACGAATCGTCACTCTGATGCCGGAATGCCCGGGAATACGTTACAACACGATGGTATTTCCTCAGGCAATCCGAACGCCGTAATGGTAATCCTATGCCATGTAGCGGTTCTCCTTTGAGGGGGCAGCTACAGTCAGGTGCCTGGGAAGGAAATCACGCCGCTGTCACTGTGTGGACTCTGACGCAACGAGCAAATCTGCTGCCCGCTGGCAGGGACTAAAAAAGCCAGCGCCCGGCAGCGGCCGACTCCATAAACATGCGTATCGTCAGCGGGGATTTATCCTGCTCTACCGGTGCGCGGGAGAAAAAAGGACGGGTTTTCCAGGGGAAATAAGCGGCGGGCGTAAAACCAGCTGGCTGAATATTAAAAACGCGAAAAAACGATTCTGCCATATCTGCTATATCGTCTGCTTCAAACAGTTCCTGCAGAATGTCGTCGTCACCAATTTGAATCTTTTTTAAGAAGAGCGTTGTCACCAGCGGCAGCTCTCGCAGAATGTATTCACGCACCGCATCAGGAGTTGATGTAATATTATTCACCAGATTTTATCCTCCTGCCTCACAATCAGGTTATAGCGATGGACGGTGCGGAAACTGATTTGTGCCACATTATTTGCCAGAATCAGCCATCCCACAACTAGCACGGCCCTGCCTATAAATGTTCCGAGGTTATTCACTCAAAAAATCTTCAGCCCGCGTTTCAACTGCTGGAGCCGGATATTAACCGGAAGCTGTACGACCTGCCAGAATATCTCAGCGCGCTTAACTCTGCCTAGCAATATGAGGCGGCGACGCTGTTCCGCTGCAAGTATTATCAGAACTGCGCGCATGCCGGTTACATCATCTACATGACCTCAGCGGCGCAGAGCAGCAGCGATGTCGACCGGATGCGTCAGGCGATGCGCGATACTAAAAGGCTGGGTAACATCCGCAACCTGTTCATGTACGCACCCAACGGCATAAAGATTCTGCCGCTTAGTGAAGTCGCAACGAGAAACGATTTCTTTAACATCAGGAAAACCAGCCGCGACGACCTGTTGAGTGAGCACCGCGTGCCGCCTCAGATGATGGGAATCATTCCGGACAACTCAGGTGGATTCAGGGATGCAGTGAAGGCGGCGCAGGTGTTTATGAACCGCTGCAGAAACGAATGAAGGAAATTAATAACTGGCCGGGAGAAGAGGTGTTCACGTTTCGCCCTTATTCGCTGGAAGCGGCAGCAACAAACTAAAGATATAACGCCTGCATATGCAGGCGTTAGTTATTTACCTAACCATCTTCCGGCCTGTGCAGACTCAACTAGCAGGCGGATAGTAAGCGGATCATGTGGTGCGGTGAAATCTTCCGGAAAATAGTTGGTAAAAGTGATGGTGCCGGGGTCAATGCTAAAACTGTCAGCATATCGCTCAAGCAATTCATAAGCGTCAATGGGATCCATGCGAAAGTCATTGTTCAGATCAGTGTCGAGTTCAAGCTTATAACGTCTTAATGTGAACAAACTTCTGCCGTTATAATCTTCAACCAGCGCAAACACAACCTTCTCTATATCCTCACCTACCATATCCTGTCGTCCTTATGAGCAATAAGGTTGTATTCTACCGTAGTTTTCCAGCCTATCTCCGCTACATCAGCGGCCATAATTACCCATCCCAAAACCAGAATTGTGCGACCGACGAACGTACCCAATTTGTGAGTCATTAACATTCTAATTTGAAGAGGTTTTTTTGGGTTTTGTATCCATGTGGGTAATCTGAAAGGAAGACGGTAATCGCGTAACAGTTTACGCGAATAGACCGAAGCATAAGAGGTGCCTTTCCACGCCCCTTTTAGCTTCCCTGATACGTCAATCGTATTTTGTCCCGAGTAAATGGCAGCTATCGCGATGATATCTTTTGCACCGATGAAGTGCTCGGCGGTCATATCAATCATAATCCAGAAATAAAGCTCTCCGGGGGAAAGGTTGGTAAGCCCGCCATAGAAGTAAGTCCCGTTTAACTGCTCAGTTGTATCTATATTATTCCCTTACATGGTTAGCCGTACTGGTCAAAACTTTACCATATTGATTCCGGCCAGTGCCATACATCAACTGCTGCTCTCAGACCCATTTCACGAAGCTCTTTAGCCCTGCTGTGTTGATGCCTCACTAAATAATTGCACGCGTGTGTGGGCCGCTGGCGCGGCCTCCGCATACATGTTTGCACCCAGCGCGCGCAATGCTATAACCCCCACGCCTGCCAGCGTTGCACAATGTTTGTAAGCCATGTGGTCAGAGGCCTCGGAAGGGCATCAAAGCGGGTGCCGCTGAGAAGAGGTCCAGATGCTGCAAAAAAATGTTGGTATGTGGCGGACGGGTTTTAGGTCATTTACGATAGTCGATCTGAATTACGGCGTAGCTAATCCTGTCCTGTCGATCTTTTTAAGCAATCAGCTCTCTCCATATCATCCTCTGCAAAAGTAATCGCGCTGATCAGAAGGTTACGCTATTCAGTCTGCCTGTCATGCGTTTTTTCCAGCCAGCCCCGTCCTGCTGCACGTGGATTTCAGTTTTCAATGTGCGCACGGCAGACCAGAAACACCGTTAACTCACAGGCATTACCGCTGTTAAAATCACCAACTTTCAGAATAATGATATTTTCAGCCTGCCCGCGGAATTATAAAATGCTGGTTTAACAGGGAGATATACCATGAAGAATGTTGTATTAAGTATGCTTGCCAAGATTTCACAAATAGATGCAAGCACCAAACAACTCACCGCGCGCGTTGAGGCGCAGTCTCTGTTGATCAGTGCGCTGGTGCTCGCGGTAAGTAAGCAGGGCGGCGTAACGGAGATGATTGAGGGCGCGAACAAGGCGATCAACACGGTAATTGACTCCGCAGACTCAGATGAAATGCTCAAGTCTGATGCGGCGCTTCTTTTAAGCGAACTTCAGGATTTACTGATTATCTCCCGCGCGGTTGATGGCGCAGATGAAGAAATCAATCATGAGGCACTCAATGAATTGGCCGGGGTGACCTCACCCGCACAGCTTCTTCAGGAAGATAATTGATTCGTTGCCTCTGGCCCGCCGCGCGCGGGCTTTTCAGTTCCATTTCTCGTTGAGCAACGCTCTCAGATCCCTTTCAGACAGGCTGTCACCCAGGGTGAGATATTTCCGTGCAGGGCAGGGCGTTAAATGAAGCGACAGGGCAAAAAAGGCTCAGTCATTATCAGAGGAACGTTATTCAGCGCAATCAGAGACACCCATGAAACGTGCATTATTATGGCTGCTTCACTCTTTTTCAGATTGGATTGCTATTGCCGTTATTGTGGCGGGCATCTATCTCTTCATTAGCTTTGTGCCGCAGCATGCAACGCTGCTCAGTGTTGCATGGGTTATCACCATTTCTTATCTCTATATCCGATACAGCCGCGGATAGTGATGACGTCCTGCGGGTAATCCGCTCTGATTCTTAGCCCGGGAACCACCCGGAGAGGACACACTGTCGTAACGTAACAGGGTCAGAAGCACCGCAAAATCTCATCCGTAATCGCTTCACGTTGACCATAGTCAATGTACTCTGCGAGCCTCCGCAAACGCGTAAATACGTTTATCCCGCGTATAAAAAAGCAGACGTACCCTGAGGCGGTGATATTCAACCAGGATGCGTTATGTTTTTGAAAAAAGTTATACCCTGTCTGATTTTTGCGCTGGCAAGTTCAGCTTTGTCCGGCTGTGTGATGGCGGAAGGTGGTCGTCATCATTATGGTCACGCTTCTGACTGGCATCATCATGGCCGACCGGCTATGCCAGATGCGTCGCAGCACATGGGGCCGCCGCCTGCGCCTGCGGCATCCCGGCATATGGGCCCCCCGCCTGTCCGGAACCCCTCTCAGCATATGGGCCCGCCGCCGGCACCGTCCTCTGACAGCGGCATCCATCGCTGGCATGCATAAGCGCCACGCATGTGGCACCGCCTTCACAGAATGCAACACAACCTCACTGGCTCGCACCCAAAGCTCAACGGCTAGCTTGTTATCACGGCCGTTTGGCTTATTCTGAACGTTCAATCAAATGGAGGAACGTTTATGAAAGCGGCAATAGCAAATAGTGAACACCAGGTTGAAGTTGTTGAGAAGACACTACGTCCTCTCAAAACCGGCGAAGCACGGCTCAGGATGGAATGCTGTGGTGTATGCCATACCGATTTACATGTGAAGAACGGGGACTTCGGCGATAAAACCGGTGTCACGCTGGGTCACGAAGGTATCGGGATTGTTGAGGAGGTTGCGTCGGATGTGACCTCTCTCAAGCCGGGCGACCGCGCCAGCGTGGCCTGGTTCTTCAAGGGCTGCGGTCACTGTGAATACTGTAACTCCGGTAATGAAACGCTCTGCCGGGAGGTGGTTAATGCGGGTTATACCGCCGATGGGGGTATGGCTGAAGAGTGTATCGTGGTTGCAGACTACTCGGTCAAGGTTCCCGAGGGGCTGGACCCTTTTGCCGCCAGCAGCGTAACCTGCGCCGGCGTCACCACCTATAAAGCGGTAAAAGTCTCTGAGGTCAAACCGGGCCAGTGGCTGGCGATTTATGGTCTCGGCGGGTTAGGTAATCTCGCCCTGCAGTATGCCAAAAATGTTTTTAACGCCAAAGTGATCGCCATTGATGTGAGCGACGGCCAGCTGGCGCTGGCGAAAGAGATGGGTGCCGACCTGGTGGTGAACTCCGCCAGTGAAGACGCGGCGCGCTTTATTCAGGAAAAAACCGGCGGGGCGCACGCGGCCGTCGTGACCGCCGTGGCCAAAGCGGCCTTTAACTCGGCAGTAGATGCGGTCAGAGCCGGGGGACGGGTGGTGGCAGTCGGACTTCCGCCGGAAGCGATGAGCCTGAATATCCCGCGTCTGGTACTCGATGGCATTCAGGTGGTGGGATCGCTGGTCGGCACCCGCAACGATCTGGCGGAAGCCTTCCAGTTTGCGGCGGAAGGAAAAGTGGTGCCTAAAGTCACCAAAAGAAAGATTGGCGAGGTGAACGACATCTTCGATGAGATGATTCACGGCAAAATTCGCGGCAGGATGGTGATCGACTTCACCGGTCACTCTGCCTGATCAGAAGCACCTTACCTGATGCTGAAGCCCGCCCTGAGCGGGCTTTTTTGTGACTGAAGTGTTAAATGCCACGGGTTGTGCAGTTACCGCCTGGGTTAAAACATTAATAAGCACTGCTTTATGTTTCATGATGTTTTTTTGGCTTGCACTTTACCGGTAACATTATAGTTTAAGAGGTGATGTCGGATTACACACAACTGAAGGAGGGTTATTTATGGCGAAACACCATCTGCTTAAATCCATTGAAATTGCAGCCATTGTGCTGTTTGTCCTGATACTGGCGTATCTGGCGATCACCGGGATTTTGTCCTCAACAGGTATGGACCACGCCTGGCCTTACCCCACTAAGTAA